GATATACCAATATGGGGAGAGAAGTCAATTATTTACCCAATACCAATATCCCTCCGCAAAATTATCCAGTCAATAATGAAGTAGAAATCAAAGATACTATAGCCAAATATTCTAATCCCAATGCAGCAACTGACAAATATTTTGATCAAAATTATTACGAAAAAAAAGAAAACAACGGAGTAAATGTAGGCAACAATATACAGGAAATTTATTCATTGAGTGGAAATTATGTAGACAAGAGTAATTTCAAACACAACAACATGGTTCCTTTTTATGGAGCCAAAATCAAAGGACAAATTTACGGAGTCAATATGGCAGAGACCATTTTAGACAATATGGCAGGAACAGGATCACAAGTGATTAAAAAAATAGAACAGGCACCTCTTTTTAAACCAGAAGACAATGTCCAATGGGCCAATGGAGCACCTAATAATTCCGATTTTTACCAATCACGTGTCAATCCTGCTATGAAAAGCAGTAACATCAAACCTTTTGAAACGCAAAATGTTGGTCCTGGTTTGGGTCTTGGATATACAACAGAAGGTCAAGCTGGATACAATTCAGGAATGTTGGACAGAGACGCTTGGTTGCCAAAATCAGTAGATGAATTGCGTGTAGACACTAATCCCAAATTGGAATATAGTTTGGACGGACATCAGGGTCCCTCTTATGCCAATGTTCAAAATGTGGGAATTGAAGGAAAAGTGGAAAAATATAGACCCGATACCTTTTTCATTCAAAACCAAGACCGATGGCTCACTACCACTGGACAAGAAAAGGGACAAGCCTTACGTCCCGTGCAAGAAGTATACACTACTGCTCGTTCTGTTACCACGGCTGCTTATACCGGTGTAGCTGCTCCTTCTGAAAAAGTGGCCAACTATATTCCAAGTGCATATGAAGAACCCAAGCGCGAAGAAATGCGTGCAGCAGATGTGGGTCCTTCTAGTGCGTCTGGTAAAGGCACACACGAATATTTGGACAATGCATTACAGAGTCACACCAATTATACCAACAATCGTTCTATTTTGAGACAACCAGATACGATGCGCAGTAGTTTTAGTGCGGCTATCGGATCAGTCGTTGCTCCTTTGATGGACTTTTTCAAACCGACTCGCAAAGAAGAATATGCGGCCAATGTTCGTATTTATGGAGATGCAGAATCTTCCGTGTCACAAGGATATGTCAACAATCCTTTAAATACCACTCCAACCACAATCAAACAAACCACCTTGTATAGTCCCAATATATTTGTTGGCAATCAATCAGAACAAGGTATGGGTGGATACAACGTGGCATTACAAACACCCATTGAAAATCAGAGAGACACGACCAATTGCAGTAATTATGGAACGGCTGGAGGATATTCTTCCAAATGGGGTGACCGATCAGTTGTAGCGGACTATAACCAGCGTAATAATGATATCAAAGAAGAGGCCATTGCTAATAGTGGTCGAACCAATCAAGGAAATTCTAGTTTATTGAATGGACAAATGAATGTTTGTATCAATAAATTGGAAAGTGATTATTGCAATCCCAATCCTTTAGGAAATATTGCACCTGTATTGCGAAATTTACCCATGGGAGCAGCACAATATGGAGAACAACGCACAAAACAACAATATGAAGAGGTTGGTGTATCTCGTATCTCGGGCGACCTGCTTTCAGCATTTAAAAAAAATCCTTATACTCAATCGCTTCATTCCTATTAAATGACACATCCAATGAGATGTCTTTTCAAACAATCGAGATATTCTATTGAATTTGAGGATTTATATTTTTGCAATCATTGGAATCACTATTTTTTCATACAACGTGCGATAAACATTGGCCAATTTATCGTATTTCATATTGAATTTACCTTGCATATGTTCGGGTTTGATGTTTTCCACAATTTCTTTGTCTTGTAAAATAGTGTCCATCATCATTTGTTCCGTTAATTTATTTCCCAACCAATTATACCAATCATCAAATATATTCAATGGATCAGGTTTATACCAATAACTGCGGTATGTTTTCATATAAAAATGAGAATGAGTCCAATTGACGGGTGTTGCAAAAGTAATGATAGTATTGACATATTTTTGGAATTTGACTCTGACAATTTGCGTATTAGGTAATATAAATTCATTGTCTACATGCAAATAACTGCTATTAAATATCCTTTTGGCTAAGGATTTCTCTCCAGCTTCATAAATATATTCAGATTTCCAATGATGTGGATAATCTCGTTGCAATTTGGGTGGTTTTTCTTGTAAAGGACTAGGAACTTGTCTATTTCCAAAACTATGAACAAATCCAATATGCATAACATCCAATGAATTTTCAGATAAAAGTCTTGCATAAGCAGTAAATGGCATATTCAAAAAATTGGCAGTGCAATTGGAATGACTGGCTTCAGGCTCATTAAAAATGGGAATATCTGGATCTCTCAAAGAATAACGAGTATTCAAATACACCCATCCATTTTTCTCTCGAATTTGATATGTTTGAATATTTTGGCAAGTAGATTGAGAGAAATTCAATCCAGGAACAAGACATAATGTACCATTGGTGTTGAATTCATATCCATGATAAGGACAGACTATTTTCTCTCCAATTAATGTGCCTTTTGAGAGAGAAGAACCTCGATGACTGCAATGATTATCCAATGCAACATAATTATCGGAATCTGTTTTCCAAACAACATAATCATGATCCCAAATAGTTTTCTTATATAATTTGTTGGAGAGAAATTCTGTTTTCTCTCCAATGACATACCAATGGTTGTGATTTTTGGATGGAATGTTCATTTTAGGAATTGTAAAATATTTGTTTTGTAAAAATTTTGCAAAACTATTTTGTAGTTGTTGTTGTTGTAAAAATAAGAATAAATATAAAAAATTCATTTACCAAGGATGTAATACTATTACTCATATATTTTTTATATTTATTTACAAATCTATTTATTTATTCCATTATTTTATTACATCACTTTAGTGATGGTCCATAGATCTGTAGACAATGATGCATCTAATAAATATTCTTGAGGAAGATAAAAATACCCCTTATCACCCCATGAAGACCCCCAACTATTTCTCATGATCCAATAATTCTTGTTATCCTTTGTGGTATAACCCACGCAAACAACAGCATGTCCACCTAAATTGGAGGATGTAGGTCCAGGCATAGGAACGATTCCTGTAGACGCAACTTTTGCTGTTTCAAATTCTTCAAATACTTGAATACCAACCACAAAAGGATGTCCTTGAATCAAACTATTTTTCATGGTATTAATATTTTGAGACACATTACAAACACTTAATGCTTTGTGTTTTAATGCTTCAAGATAACATTTTGGAGATGGTTTGTTTGTGAATTTGGAAATATCGTAGGGCCACGACGTTTCTGAACAAATTCCAGATTGTTTGAGAGAAAGAATTCCATGACTCAATTCAGCTCCAGCATCCTGATTGACATCATGTTCAATGACGCGTTCATTGTAATACAAAAAAAGACGCGAACCCATAAAAGAAGGATTATCATATTGAAAAATACCCACCAATGCATTGGCTGTACAACTTCCAAGATTTCCTTGATCATAAACAACAGGCATTTTGGGTCTTAAATCTACTGATGCAGGTAATTGTGTATGAGGAAGCACATTTGAAAATATTTTTAAAACTAGTTCATTATTTGGAAGACGAGAGTGTTTTTTATGATAAACTCGAGTAAAAGAGGCCATAATATATATTATCAATAGATTTTTAAATTATTGAAGAATTAAAATGTCCCATTTTAATTCCTCAAGGGTCAGATTCCACCAACAATTTAAAACAACGCTCCTACGGAGCATACCATTTTAAATCTTCGCTGGTATAAATCGTTTTTTTGAGAGAAAACGTATTTTTATTTTCTCTCTATCGGTAAATCTTATTCGTTAAAAATAAATATAAAAAGAATGCATTATTCATAGAAGAATGACAAAAAACAACAATGCTATTACTAGTTTAAAAATTCATGAAAATATCAAAGAAAAATTAACGTATTTTCATAATATGCATAAAATTCCCAATATTATTTTTCATGGTGTGCCAGGCAGTGGTAAAAAAACAATTGTAAATGATTTTATTCATCTTATTTACAACAACGAAAAAGAGCGAATCAAAAAATATGTTTTATATACAAATTGCGCTCATGGAGGAAAAGGAATCAAATTTATTCGCGAAGAATTGAAATTTTTTGCCAAAATGCATATTCATTCCAATGGTGGAGACATATTCAAAACCATTATTTTACTAAATGCAGACAAACTGACCATTGATGCGCAATCCGCATTGCGCAGATGTATTGAATTGTTTACACATAGCACACGTTTTTTTATTATAGTAGAAGACAAATACAAATTATTGAAACCAATCTTGTCTCGTTTTTGTGAAATTTATATACCAGAACCGACTATTCAAGGAAAGCAAATCAATTTATACAGACATAAATTGAATGAAACATTCAAATTGAATACGATTGCAACAAAAAGGATAGAATGGTTAAAAACCGAACTTTTAAAATATGAAAAATCAATGTCAACTTTGACTTTGGTTCCCGAAACAACCATCACTCATAAGGAAGTAGTATTTCTCTCAAATCATTTATATGATAAAGGATATAGTTGTATAGACTTGCATGAAGTCATTGAAAATCACGGAAATTTATTTTATTTGAATGATGAAAAAAAATATGAATTATTGTTTGCCTTTCAAAAAATACGCAAAGAATTTAGGAATGAAAAATTACTCATGTTTTTTATTTTGCATTTTTTGTTTTTTGAAAAAGAAATCAATCTTGAGAAATTGTCTTTTACATGAAGAAAAAATAAATATTTTCACAAAGTGGGTTTAAATAAAATGGAAAAAATATATTTATAAATAAAATTATGGACGATTTTCAAATGAGTTCTCTCAACGAATCTAAAAATGAATGGGGATCAAGATTGATTAATATTCTTACACCTCATGTAATTGATGGTTTGAAATCTATTTTTAACGAGTCCTTTAAATTATGCAAAGAGAATGAGGAATATGACAAATATTTAATGACTTTTCAAAATTTTCTTAGTCGAATTCCCAAATGGAATCCTAGTATTATTGAAAACGAGAGAAAACGTATTATAGAAAATAGTTCTTGTCATTATTTAGAAGATTTGATTACTTGTGTTCATATTATCCAATTAAAAACGTTGACAGCAATGAGGGCAGGACAAAAGCAGAAGAAAATAGATATTACTATTCCCAAACTAGATGATTTTGTCCACAAAATTTATATCAATATAGCAAGAAAAGTCTACAAAAACGTGTATTTATTTGAAATCAATATTCCACCATTACAAGTTCAAAAAAATCATCGGGAATTAGAATTAATAGTCCAAGAATGTATTTTGAATACTGTGAGAGAAAGCATTCCGGTTGAATCCATTTTGAAAGCGTATATGGATGAAACAATAGAAGAAGACATAGTAGAAGAGATTAAGGAACAAATTATAGAACCAGAACCTGTTGCTGAATCCGTTGTTCCATCTTCTGCAAATACTTCTAATGTAACAAAAGAAACGAATATTGTTCCTAATACAACATCAACATCCACTCCTGTACAAAGTGGAGGTTCTGTAGAAACGGCGGAAAACATTATTGAAAAATTGAATGAAGAAAAATCAATTGTGTTTAATGATATTGATTATGTGAAAGATAATAACAACAATGAGGAATTCATCAATGCACCCAAAACCATCGAAAGATTAGAAGAAATTAGTCAAGTTAGAAATACACAACGAAAATTGGAAGCCGAGAGAGAGGAAGAGGAAGAAGAAGAAAATGTAAAATTGAAAATTTTTGATGAAAATATTTCATTAGATGACAAAGATATTTACCATTTTGATTCGGATAAACAAGAATTAAATTTGATTCCTGATTTGTTGCTTGATGATATTGAAGTTTTAGGTTGAAAGAAAAAGGTGTAAAAGAATACCATTTACAAGAATATATTTACTTGTAAATGATATACTACATAAAGCTATATTGAGATTTTATAAACTAGTAGGTTCTGACTCTGGCGCAGATGCAGATGCAGGTGTTAAAGTTAATCCTAATTTACTGCAAGCAGTATTTAAAATATAATTATCATCATTTCCCCAATTTTCATAATCAGTATCAGTTAATTTAACCATTTTAATATCTCCAATATTCTTATTGGCATCATAAAAAATTACCTGGATATCTACACTAGTATTTAAAACTATATTTTGTATTTTGACACTAATATAATTAAATGTTCTGGTAGTTACTTGTTTATACTCGTTGATTTCAGAAAGATTTTTCTTCATAAAACTCATTCTATAATTTATATCAATATTTTTTTTTTATACATTTTACGAAAAATAAACTATATTTAGAAACAACCAATATATTCGGTAAAAATATCATTTTTAAAAAAGCAGATATAATAAATGAAAAATATATTTATTATATCTGCCATTATATCCATCATATTTTTTATCATTAAATTTATCGAAATGCGATTTATCGAAAAAGAAAGCAAACCTCTAAAATTATTGATTCGTGATGCTCTTTTGGTATATTTTAGTGTATTTGTTGGCTATTTTATTCTTGACCAACTGAAACCTGTGATTCAAGAAGGAGGAACAAATGTAGAAAATCCAGCCGTGTTTACGGATAGTCCAGGATTTTAGAATATAGAATATAGAATATTTTTGTTCTTTAACGTCCTGTCCAAACCTTGATTACTGGAAGCGGTAATTTTGCTACTTTTTTCATATCATCTATATATTCCTTAAAGGAATAACCAAATTTCATATAAGTTTTGATACAACCCAATAATGACGGCATTTTTTTTATGAAAGGATATTCCAAATAAAAAAGTGCACCCATGACTCTCTCTAAACAACATCTATCCGCTCTATTTTTTACATAATTCAATAGATTGAATATATTATATTTGTTTTGCAATTGAATAATAAATGAACGACTAATAAATGTTTGCACACCAAAACATCCATACCATTTTTTATTTGTGATTGGAATTCCCATCAATTCTGTTTTGTTCAAGACAGATTGAAACATTCGAAAAATGTCTTCATTGTTTTTAAGTTGACTAACCAAACGTAAACTATTGGAAATATTTTCAGGAATATCTGCTTCAGTAAAATGCCATAATGGCAATACTTTCATTTTAATAAATTCTATTTTTTCAAAAAAAATTCGTTTTTTGATAAAAGTGCTATCATGTATAATCACGGCATAATCAAAATAATTATTTTTCAATAAATAATAGTAAGGAAGCAATTCACCTCGTTGTGGAAATTCAGATTCTATAATTTCAACCTCTTGATAATGATAAAAATCCTTGACAAATTCTTTTTTACTATTATCATCAATGACTATTATTTTCTTTTTCGGATAAAATGTTCGAATACATTGAATACATTCATTCCAATATTGATTTGTCAATACTGAATTTACATGACGTGTTATGATGAAACCATATGTCATATTTATTCTATATTCAATAGAAATATAAAATAAATTTATTTTGACCGATTGTCATTATTTTTCTCTCAAATATGATGCATACAAGGAATATTATCAATATTTACAAAGAATTCTGGATTTATATTGGAAGGCAAATTCTTTTTCAAAAGAATAAATTTCTTAAATTCCGGTCTTTGTAATTGATCCTTAGGAATATGTTTATGCACACTTCTTGCAATCATTTTATACAATTTAAAATCTGGATATCTCTCTGCACCATTTGCTTTATAAAGTATATTCAACCCATTATCATCCATACACCAATTTACTATCAGCTGAATACTCGGTTTACATTCTTTTAAATTTTTAATTTCATCAATATCATCAATTACATAATCAAATATAGAACAAGCTAATCTACATAAATCAAAACTATAATTGGGATCTAATCTTGGTTTTTTATCATTAAAATAAGGTTCTGTATTATATTGACTGGCTGCATCATTTCCTGTTTTGAAACTATCGCTGCAAAATAACTTGTTATCAAATGTGTATATACTTCGTCCAAAATCAATTATCTTGTATATTCTACCAAAAGTAGGAACTTTATAATATTCATTTTCATAAAGATAATATATGTATTTTTTTTCAGTAGGAATATACATTATGTTATTTGTATGCAAATCATTGTGTGTAAATAAAAAGGATTTTTGATAAGTAATTAATATCATGATAATTTGCATAAATGCAGAAAACCATTCTTCTTCTGATAATTCATTATTTAATATCAAATCATCAAATGTATTTTCACAATATTCCATACAAATCACTTGCACCGGAAAAGTAGGAATCGTTGCATAAATAAATTGTTCCTCTTCATCTTCATCCTCTTCTTCTGTGGTATATTCAGTAATTTCATCATCTCCTGATAGTTCATTTTCTGAATCTACGTTATTTACTATATCCTCATTCTCTTCCGATAATTGATTTACATTATCTGCATCGTCTATATTGTCTACATCGTCTACATTGTCTACATCGTCTACATTGTCTGCATCGTCTATATTGTCTATGTCATTTAAATCTAGTGATGTCAATGATGTTCTAGAAGAACATGTAGATGTCGATTTTAATGTGGATATCAACATAGTTTCTTGATTCAAGGGTTGTGTTGCTTGATTCAACGATTGTATCACTTGATCCAAAGATTGTGTTGATTTGGTGAAATCAAAATCAAGATTTGTAATATCTTCTAATCCAATTTCATTTGGATATGCGTTATTTTTATCAAAAATATCTTCAAATAATTCAGGATGAATTGATTGGACAGACAACAACGATTTATTTGTATTTGTATAATCAATTTTAATGGGTGTCAATCGTTTGTTTTCATCATCAAACAAATAACTATAATCCTCCACTTGAAACAATACATTCTTGTTTTTTGTAAAATAGTCACATTTGCAAAGATAATCCAAATCATCAATAATATTCATTTTGAAATCATGTTTGATAGCCAAAAAAGAACCATAAAAATCAACACCATGCAAAAAATGATGATGATGAATCAATCGACTGGATAAAAAGCAGAAAAAAGAGTCAATGTATGCAGCATTGTTTTTGTCTAATATTTTGGAATGTATTTCATCAGGATTCGAATTATATTGAGGTAATTCAAATAATACTTTGTTGGTAGTATCATATTTTCCCATGATATATTTAAAAGGATCCAATAAAGGTGCCATTTTAAAAAATACTTTTTTTTTCGTAATCTTATCTGTATCTATTTGCTTGAGATTGCAATTGAATAATTTGTCATTTTCTTCATCTACACTTTTGATATTTGACAAATAATAGGTATGATTTAAATTGATGGAATTATAATTTGCATCGTTGAATGCAAAAAAAAGATCGTAAATAGGAACATAATTTTGAATATTGGAGAGAAATGTAAGGTCTTCTTTTTGAAAACTTTTGAAAAGCTGTGTATTTTTCCTTTTTTCGTAATTCATGATAGATATTTTTTCCATTTTACTAAATAAAATATAAATATTATCATTTTTAAACCAATAAAGAAATGAAATGGAACAAAGTCCAAAAAAAGAAATGCGTGTTAAAAAAAAGAAAAAAAACTTTACATAAATAAACATTAATGACATTGAATTTAAGTAAATTTGATATGCGATCCATTACATTCAAAACAAGCGATACCAGTGGTCCAGTAGTTGTTATGATTGGAAAAAGAGGAACGGGTAAAACTTTTTTGGTTCGTGATCTCCTTTATTATCACCAAGATATTCCCATTGGTGTAGTCGTTTCTGGAACAGAAGAAGGAAATCACTTTTACAAAAGTTTAGTACCCAAATTATTTATTCATAATGAATACAATTCTGCCATTATTGAAAATATATTGAAACGACAAAAAGGTGTCTTGAAACAAGTCAATAAGGAAATAGAACAATACAAAAAATCGTCCATTGATCCGCGTGCATTTGTCATATTAGATGATTGCATGTATGATGATAGTTGGATACGCGACAAAATGATGCGTTATATTTTCTTCAATGGGCGACATCTCAAGCTCATGTTGTTGATTACCATGCAGTATCCATTAGGAATTCCTCCGAGTCTTCGAACAAATATTGATTTTGTATTTATTTTGAGAGAACCTTATATTAATAACCGCAAACGACTTTATGAAAATTATGCGGGTATGTTTCCCACCTTTGAATCTTTTTGTCAAGTGATGGATCAATGCACTGAAAATTTTGAATGTCTTGTTATTAACAACACCACACGTTCCAATAAATTGACTGATCAAGTATTTTGGTACAAAGCCGATGCACACAATGCATTCAAATTAGGTAGCAAAGAATTTTGGGATTTGTCCAAGGATATTCAATCAGATGACGAAGAGGAAAAATATGATCCCAATAATGCGAAAAAAAGAGGAAGTGGTCAAAAAATCAATGTGAAAAAAAACAAATGGTAAAATGAATGCTAGAGCTAATGGTTGGTGATCACTAATCACACAAAATATAGTATATTGATAAATAATTATATCAATATAATATAAAAATGAGTTTTTTTTCAAGAGTATTCAAGAATAGTAAAAAAAGTAAAATAAAGGATGATGAAGAAAGACGTATTCAACAAATTCGAGATCAAGATTTTGAACAAAGAATGCAACCAAAAATGCAAACAAGAAAAAAGGTATCTTCATCATACAATATAAATCCAGCTCTTCCCTATACAACAAAACAAATTCCTGAAATGCCTACACCTACAAAAATAATGTCCACACAAGAAAGAATAGATTCCTTGAATAATCAAATTATACAATATCGTAACCAATTAAATAATAGATATCTCACTACCAAACAACAACAGGATATTTTGAGAGAAATAACAAGAATAGACCAATTAATAGATCAATTAAGAAGAAAAGGGGGTAGAAAGCAAAGCAAAAAAAGAACCAAAAAAGGTGGAAATAAGCAAATCAAAAAAGGAA